TTACTATCAAGAGTATTTAGCCGAATTTACTGATTCAGGTAATGATGTATTTACAAATCTAGATTTAGTATGTATGATAGATGAATGGGGAATACCAAAAAGAACTGAACGATACTATATTGGAATTGATACAGGAATCAGTAATGATTTTACAGTTTGCGTTATTCAAAGCGAATCAGGACGAGTCGAAAAAATTATTAGAACTAATGGGCGCACATTTGAAGAAATTGGAAAGGATATCGTACTTGAGTGCAGTAGATGGAATGTCGTGGGAGGATTTTGCGAAACAAATGGGATTGGATTAGCAATGTTTGAGTTGTTAAGACCACGTATTAGAAAACTAATGCCGTTTACAACAACACAAGATAGTAAAACAGAGGGTGTTCGTAAATTAATTTATGATATACAAGAGGGTAAAATAGAATTACCAAGTAAAAAATTAATGCCTGAAGTGTTTGATGAAATGAGTGCTTATACATTTAAGTATGCCGCTAATGGAAACATTTCATTTACACACCCTCAAGGAATGCACGATGATTTAGTTGATGGAATTATGTTAGCTAATTTAGCACGTAATAAACAAGCATTCACTAAAAATAAATTATATATAGGAAACATAAATAAACAACAAGACTATGGGATTCGAATTTAAATCAGATCAAGAACCAAAACAATTGGTTGACAGTAAAACAACATTATCAGTAAATGCTCCATTGGTAGGTGAACAAGCAGTAGGTGTAGTTATAGAGGAAAATCTAACACAACCTATATTTGCTGAGGGTGAGGAAGAAAAATTAGCTATTCAATTTATTGAGGAAAATGAATTGTATGTTAAATTTATGTTATGGTGTGGGATTCAAGATCAATTAAAAAATCTTAAGGATAGCTTGGTATCCACAAACGAATAAATTATATTTATGTCCACAAGATAGGTTTTTTTCACTGCCATGTTATTTCCTATCCTTGTGGCATTTGTTTATTCTTAAGGAGCGTAATGGGGGGTTAAAGTTAACTTTGTGCCATTTTCAGTATTCTATTCAAATACCCCCCGCTCCATTTTTTTAACACTTCTAGCACTCTCATATTTTTCTTGGGGCGAAAGCCCCTTTCTTTTTTTGCCCCTAGGTTGGATATACGGATATCCTTTCGTATATTAATGACATAATAAGAAAAACAAATAAAATAAGTTATGTACAAAACACAATTAGTTACAACAAAAGGAGAGGCAATTAGAACCTTTATCTCCGCAACACGTCCTGCAACTCGTTTTGGTTCTGAAGGAGTTGAAATCACTTACACTGACAGTGACACTAGTTTTACCGTAATGGGTAGCTGGAATGTTATTGTAGAAAAAATGGCAGATGATGAGGTGAAACTATATAAAAAATAATTTAGTAACATATAAATTCTAGCTGCAATTGAATCCCGAAAGGGATTCTTTTGTACAATCTAAGTTTAGAAATTTTACAACCGCATATTTATTACAGATGCAAATTACAACCAATATACCAGAATATTTTAATGTTAAGCATTACAAGGATTTCTCTACTCTAAAATCACTAGATGAAATGGAGCAGAGACTACACGTTATAACAGCATTAACTGGTGAATCAATAGAGACCGTTAGACAATGGCCAATTCCGTTTGTTATACAACTATATGCGAAGTTAAACGAATTAATTTCAAGTGTACAACCTGAATTTTATCCTGTAATTGAATGGGAAGGTAAACAATATGGTTTTAGACCTATTCATAAAATGTCTTTAGACGAATATATTGACTTTGAAAATTTAGCTAAGGATACAGATAAAAACATTAATCAAATACTTGCTATTATTTACCGTCCTATTACTAGTAATAAGTTAAACAGTAATAAATTTATTGCAAAACAATCATTTAAAGTATTATCAGGACAAATAGAAAATGGATTTGATTATTACGATATAGAAAAATACGACAATGAGATAAGAAAGGAACGAGCCCCACAATACGATAATTTTCCAGCTTCAGTGGCATTAGGTGCTATGGGTTTTTTTTTAGACAGCAAGCTCTCACTCTTAGGCAGTACAGTGTTTTATTTCCCACAATGGGAATCGATGATGAACGAACTGAAGAAGAAAAGGAGCAAGATAAAAAGAGCATTAGCGCACATTACGGCTGGTTATATATCCTCCATCAACTTGGGGAAAGTCCCATCTTACAAATCACTGGAAATAAATGCCTAACAGACATAAATGTTATATTTGCCTTTAATTATTTATCAATGTTAGCAGAAATACAATTAGAAAAAAACGAAAAAATAAATTCAATCAACAATGGAAACAAATATTGAAAACAACGAATTAACACCAGCTAAAAAAACTAAAACAGTACAATTAACTGAGTTAGAAGCAGGTATTCAATCACGTAGAGCAGAATTAAATTTTCCTGCACTACAAGCATTTTATGGTTTATCGGAAACCGAATTACAAACAATTTTAGATAAATTACCTCCAGTAGAGGGATGTAACTGTTAATTATGGCTGATTTTCCTACCTACCAATACATTGTCGAACAGTTTAGAACAGCGTGTTCTGAACACCTTGCCATAAAAGAATTTGGTGAAGGTAGCATCGACAGATTAGACAGTTTAAATCAAAACGTAAAATACCCTTATGCGTTTTTACGTCCTATTCAATCAACAGGTATGGTACTAAATGCCAATGGTGTTTCAGGTACTCGTAGATTAAATTTTGAATTCTACATAATGGATATTCCTCAGTTAACAGATACTGATGTTTTAAAACTACAATCACAATGTGAGATTTATGTTTATGATATTATATCTTGGTTTAACTTAGGACCAGCATCACGTTCACAAGAGGAATTTATTACATTAAATAGTATTTCACCTTTGTATGAGGCATTTAATGATAGAGTTGCTGGATGGGTAGCTAATTTAACAATCAATACTTACGGAACATTAGACTTCTGTAACTTTCCTAAATTATAATGGCTGAAATACAAGGAACAATACCAACCGGAACAACAGGAGGTCCTTTACAACAGGCAATCCAACAAGTAGGCAATCAAATTGTTGCTGAAATGAGAGCTATTTTGCAACGTAATAATAATGATAATACGGGTCAATTAGCTAACTCAATTACAGCTACTGTTGAAGGTGGTAATCTAGTTATTTCAATGCAAGACTATGGTAAGTGGGTTAATGATGGTCACGAAAGAGGATCAGGCAAAAAACCACCAATTAGAGCTATTGAATTCTGGATTGCTAAAAATGGTATTACTCCTAAACAAGGTTTATCTAAAAAACAATTACCATTTGCCATTCAAGCATCAATTGCTAAACGTGGTCAAGTAAGAAGAAGATCTTATCCATTCATTGAACCTGCAATTGAAACAGTATTAACAAAAGATTTAGACGGTATATTCGGCAAAGCAATAGAAGCCATAGCAAAACAATATTTTAAGAAATGAGTATTTTAATTACACAAATTCCAGGTAGATTAAATTTAGCATCCTCAGATATGCTATTTGAGGTAACCTCATCATTTACTGGTTCGGCACAATATCAGTATATTTCAGTATTAAGAGATGCTGCAAATACAACATTAACAACTGTAAAACAACAACCTAACCCTTCAGGTTTTGGTGTGTTTAACTTAGGTAGATTAGTACCTCAATATCTTGGATACGATAATGGATATTTTGAAATGGGTGCTGACTCTATATTTTATAAAAATTCACAAGTAGCTAAATTCTTTAAAGTAGCATTTGGTGAGGAATATGGTTCATCAGTATCATCGTCTGTAAACGTTTATAATGGTATAGTAAACAATATTACTGGTTCTCCATCACAAACGGGGTCTATAAATTATTATTACTTATTAAACGGTGTTTTAGATCCTAATAGTGGTGATTGGAATTGGAATACTAGTTCTTATTATTCACCTCAAACAACTCCCTCATCAGCATCATTTACTAAAAATGTTTGCCTAACAGATGCACCTAGAACCCAATCAGCTAGAATCGGAGATTACTTAACTATATCGTCTATAAACGGCAATATATTAGGAGGCACAACCACCGCACAAGACATTTATGCAATTGATTATAACGTATATTATACGGGTAGTTTAGTATTTACAGGTTCAGAATATAACATTAATAGTCCTGGAAATGATATTAGTTATGGAGGACCTAGAACATCATCTGCTCAATTATGGAGCACAGTTGCTACTGTTCAAACATCTTCTAATAATATAGGTTCACAAACATCCGGATCTTTATTAATCAACATGGGTATTGGTCCTGCAAACTTAACTGCTATTGGTAATTTTAGTTTTGATATTCAAAATTGGGATTATTATGATGTAATTTTAAGACCACAATCAGGTTCAAGTAAAATAAACACAAATGCATCTTGGGATAAATTTAGAATCAATAAACAAGATCCTTCTTGTGGATACGATGGAATTAGATTTGCTTGGATTAACAATTATGGTGTTTGGGATTGGTTTAATTTCCCATTACAATTAACTAAAACAACTGCCTTACAAAGAGGACAGTACACAGCTAATTTTGTACAGTATAATACACCTAGTACAACTGTAGCTTATAATAAAAAACGTAGAGGATTAAATTACTACGATATAAACATTAATGAGGTATATACCGCTAATTCTGATTGGTTAACACAAGAGGAAGCAGATTGGTTAGAAACATTGTTTTACTCACCTAATGTGTTTATACAAGATAGTAATGAAATGTTACCTGTTGTTATTTTAGATAGTTCATTTGAATCTAAAACTAACCCACGTACACAAAAGAATTTCCAATACACAGTTACATACGCTTTAGCAAACAGTAAACGTTCAAGATAATGAGCAAAGAATTTGAAGTAATACTTAGGGCCTATAATGATAAAAATCAAAAGTTTGATTTAAATATCATAGATAATATCAGTTTAAAACTTGATATTAGTGCTATTGAAGCACAGGAAATAGGTAAAATATTTGGTATATCATCTCAAACATTTTCATTACCTGGAACAGATGAAAATAATCAGTACTTTAATAATGTATTTGATTTAGGTACTACACCAGCTGTTGCATTTGGTAAAACAGCACCTTGTCAAGTATTAGTTGACGGTGCTGCTGCATTTACAGGTAAATTATATATTCAAGATGTTGTAAGCGACCAATACAATGATGTAGTTTATAACTGTGTTGTTACAAACGAAACTATTGATTTTAAAACATTAGTAGAAAATCGTACATTGGCCTCATTAGCTAGTAATTGGTCAAAATATAATCACGCTTATACTTGGACAAACGTATCATCCTCTTGGGAAAATAAATTATTTTCAGGTTCAGTATTTTATCCTTTAGTAAATTATGGCTCACAAGTAAATGATCCTACATCCCCTACTATTGGGTTTTCTGCCACTAGTACTTTTGCTACTACTGGTTCAATGGATAATGCGGCCACACCATTAAAAGTATCACAATTTAAACCGGCTATTCAGGTTAAAACTATATTAGATGAAATATTTGCTTCTGTAAATTACAAGTATACTTCATCGTTTGTAAATACTGATTACTTTAAATCTGTTTATATGTTAAGCTCCCCTGATGAAAAAGAGGGAGTAACATTTGTAAATATGGTTTCTCAAAGTGTACAAGCTACTCCAACAGCAACTCAACAACTTATAGCTCAACGTAACTTTGTTTTTGATAGAATTAATTACGGAACTGAAATAACTGATACTGGAGGAAACTGGAATCCAACTACAAGTACTTATACTGCGGTATCTTCAGGTAGTTATACATTTAGCTCACAATTAACATTTACAATTTCTAATATTCCACCTTCAGGATTTTTAAATAGTAATAGAACATTTCAATGGCAAGTTAAGGTAAATGGAAACATTGTATTAAATTCAAATAGTAGTTTTGGTACTGCTACCTCTGGTGTTGTAGGATTACCTGCAACTGTACTTACTTTAAATGCAGGAGATACAGTACAAATATTTGGTAGATACGTTGGTAGAATATTTAATGAACGTTTTAACATTACAGCAGGACCAAATAGCTCTTGGATTAGAGTAATAGGTGCCCCTACAGCAGAAGGAGGTACAATCAACGTAGGTTCAGTATTCCCTCCTGATATGAAAATATTAGATTTTATAAAGGGATTATCTGAAAAATTCAACTTAGTAATTGAACCAGTACGTAATGAAAGAAATATTTTACGTATTGAACCATTTAATGATTGGATAGATCAGGGTACAGTAGTGGATTGGACTGAAATTGTTGATAGAGGTACAAAATATAAATTAACATCTCCATTAATTGATCAAGCTCGTAACCTATATTTTAGTGATGCCTCAGATGAGGATGTATTAAATAAAAATTATCTTTCGATATATGGTAAAATATATGGTGAATATAAATTTACTACACCATTAGATTTAGCACAAGGTAGTAAACGATTAGGAGAGGTATTTGGTGCTACTCCTACACGTTTTATTAATAATTCAACAGTTGTTGAAGTACCTTGGTTATGTAAAGAGGAAACATCTAAAGCATTAGTACCCTTTAAATTTAAACCAAGATTATTACATAAACAACCTTATCCACAAATTGTACCTTCAAATGAAGCCAAAGGTAATAATGGTACTAATGTTGGTTTTTACTATGTTAAAGATTTTGGTACTACTAGAGCTGTCAATACTTATAATACTGCTTTACCCACATATAGAGATAGTGTTATAGACCCTCAACCTAAAAGTGCATTGCATTTTGATTCATCTACTTATAGACAATTTAAATTACAACCCCCTCCACTTACAAAGTATGTTCCTGGAGCGTATGATAATTATTGGGCATTTTGGACTAACGAAATTTATGACATTGATGCACGTATGTTAACGTGTAATGTTATATTAAAACCAACCGAAATACAAAACATCCAATTAAACGATAAGATTTTTATAGACGGTCAATATTACCGTATAAACAAAATATCAGGTGCTAACCTGGTAAATACCGATTCAGTACAAGTTGAATTATTAAAATCAGCACCTCGTAAAATACCTTATAATGGTAGACGTAGAATATTAACACCTCGTTCATCTGAACCCAATGCATTCGTTGATGCAATTATTGACACATACAATGATGATGGTTCTATTACTTATGCTGATTTTGAAACAGGTGAAATAATTAGCGATCAAACAATTATTGAACAAGTTGTAGGTATAGATGGTAAAGATTATTATGCTGGTACTACTTGGAATAATGAACAATATCAAGTTTATAATCCAAATATTATAGCAATAGGTGCTACCAAATATAATGAATCACATACAAATGTTATTGCAGTAGGTAATGGTAATACAATTACTGATTATACTGCTAATTCATTTATTTTAGGTGATAATAACATAATTAATCCTTTAACTGATATCACTGATGAATCAGGTTCATATGGTAATACAACCAATATAACGGTAATTGCAAGTGATGCTAATATAAACGGTTCTACTAATGTAGTATTAATTCAACCTTCAGGTTCACGAATTATATCGAGTTCATATAATAACGTGTTAATAAACCCTATAAACGACATATATGAAAGTGATCCAACGGGTAGTGTTTATACAGGTAATTTAAGAAACCAAGGTACAGCAGATTTTGCTCAAGGTTTAACAGCAACAGGTTCAGTTGATATAACAGGTAGTTTAACATTAAATGGAGCAGCAATTACACCTGGTGGAGGTATTGATACAGGTTCATTTGTAACAACCTCATCATTTAATTCATTTACAAGTTCAATTAATGCTTATACAGCATCTAATCCTACACCAATAGGTTTTAATCACGTTTTTGCTGCAGACCCAACTAATGAGGTATTTACAACAATTACAAATAACAATATGAGAACAGCATATCAAATGAATTACCAATTAACTTCAGGTTCAAATTCAATAAATGCTGGACAATTACAAATTACAGCAGATGGAACATCAGTGGCTGTAGTAGATACAATTTTACAAAGAAATATAACAGGTGCACCTACTGCTTCATTTAATGCTGTTTATACAGCAGGAGACATTGATGTTAGAGCATCATTTGTAGGAAGTAACTATATAATTTCAGGTTCATATAAGAATTTAATATAACAAATATTTATAATCAATGGCTACTTTTAGCATAAACGTCGACGTAAATAGTAAATCAGTAAATGAGTTAGAAGAGGATTTAAAAACCTTAGAAACCCAATTTAAGACACTTAAAATTGGTGATCCTGGCTTTACTGAATTGGGACAAAAAATCCAAGGGGTAAGATCCCAATTAAAAGACATAGAACTACAGTTTGAGGGTCTTGATAAAGAACAAAGAGCAACTGCCTTAGTTGATACATTTAATGGATTAACAGGTGCGGTAGGAGCAGTATCATCTGCTTTTATTGCATTTGGTGCTGAATCATCTGCAATCGAGGATGCTGAAAAGAAACTATTAGGTGTTATTGGTGTTGTATCAGGGTTAAGAGATGTTTCTAACGGTTTAGTAGCCGCTGGTAAATTATTTGGTCCTACATTCTCTAAAATTGGAGAATCAATATCAGGTGCATTTACTACAGGTTCTACAGCTGCCCAAGGATTTAAAGCAGCATTAGCATCAATTGGTATTGGTTTGGTAATTGCTGCTGTAACAACATTAATTACTAGTTTTGATGAATTAAAATCTGCATTTGGTTTTACATCAAAAGAGGTAGATGATTTTAATAAAAAACAAGAAGAGGCACAAAAAGAATTACAGAAAACAGCCGAGGAAGCTAGAATTACTGCTGGATTAGCTATTAATGAATTACAAAACTCATTTAATAACGTTGCTCAAGCTGGAGGAGATGCATCTACTGTATTAACAGATATACAAAAACAATTACCAGAATTAGCAAACGTAAATTTAGCAGCAGCAGGTTCACAAGATAAAGTAAATGAGGCATTAAATAGATTTAATTCATTAACATTACTTCAAACTGATAGACAAAACAACATTAATAAATTAAAACAAGAGGAAATTGCATTAAGTGAGGCTGTTTCATTAAAATTAGCAGCTACAACTGAGGCAGATAAAAAAGCTCTTGATATTAAAGTTAAAGGTATATTTGCCTCTATTAATGCTATACGTGATGAAAATAAAGAATTAGATATTCAAATTGCTAAAATTCAGTCTCAAAGAGCAGCAGAAATTAAAGCAGTAGAAGATGAGAAAAAGAGACAACAAGAGGCTGAGGCAGCAAGAAAACAAGCTGAGGCAAACAGAAAAGATGCTGCACAAAAAGAATTAAGAGCTACTAAAGATAAAAATGAGGCATTACGTAAATTAGATGAGGAAAGAGCAACTGAGGGATTAGATGCTATTACTACTCAATTTGCTAATAATTTAGCTCGTTTAAAGGAATCACAATCTGAGGAATTAAAACAAACTAACTTAACTGAAGCAGCTAAAGCAGCAATTAAAGCAAAATACAATGCCTTAATTGAGGCAAATGAATTACAACGTGTAGATGCTGTAGCAAAATTTGAAAAAGATGCAGCCGATAAAGTAGAAGAAGCAGATAAGAAAAAATTAGAAGCAACTACCGAACGTAATAAAGCATTTTTAGACTTATCTAGAGCACTAGGTGATGAAGCAGCACAAAATGCTGTTGATGCAGTACAACGTCAAATTGATGCAGTAGCGGCCACTACTGTTGCTGGTGTTGAACAAATAGGTCAATTACAGAAAACATTAATTGAAAAAGAACGTGCTAATGCAGTTGCAGCAGCCGAACAAACTAAAACAGATAGATTAGCAGCTTTACAAGAACAGTTAGATGCTGAATTATTATTATATGCTGGAAATGAACAGAAACAACTTGAATTAAAAGCAACATATGCTACTCAAGTTGAGGCTGTAACTAAACAAACTGCTGAAAATGTTACCGCTATTAATGCTGATGCAAATGCAAAAATAGTTGAAAACGATAAACAAACAGCAGAACAAAAGAAACAAATACAAGAGGCACAATTACAAGCTGCCTTACAATTTGCAAACACAGTAGTAGGTGCTTTAGATGGTATCGCAAAGGAAGGTACTGAAGCACAAAAAGCAGTTGATATTGCTAAAATCTTAATTTCAGCAGCAACTGCAGCATTCCAAGCATTTGCACAAGCAACAGCATTGATTCCGCCTCCAGGTGGTCAAATTGTTGGTGCTGCATTAGCAGGTGTAATTGCAGTAGGTGCAGCTAGAGCTATTGCTGATGTTAAAAAAGTAAAACCAGGTGGAGGTGGAGGTGGTCCTGCAGCCCCAGCAGCAGGTGCAATTGTACAACCTCCTGCTCCTGCAACTGGTCAAGGCACATTTACTCCTTTATTACCACAAGGAGGTACAACAATAGGTTCAGGTGGTGCTCAAACTACAACTTTAGGAAATGATATGAGTGGTGGACGAGTTATCAAAACATATGTATTAGCAGGTGATGTAACTGATGCACAAGAGGCTGAAGCTAGAATTAACCAAAGAAGACAATTATAATGAAAATCGTAGAATTAAAAATAGATGATAATTATCTATCAGGCGTAGATTCAGTAGCATTAGTTGAATCACCAGCCACAGAATTAGATTTTATTGCTTTCAATAAAGTCAATATGGCCGAAATGACATACAATGATTATCCACAAGCAGCAGTTGATGCAGCTAGACGTGGTATTGAGTTGAATGAAAAAAACAATAACAAATGTGCAACCCAAGTAGGTAAAGTAAGAGCACAACAATTAGTAAACGGAGAAAAATTATCATTAGATACAATT